GCCCATTGTACTTTGTGTATAAACAATTACCTACTTCCAAGTCTCGGCTGGTGCAGACTCACATGAAGCGCATTTTGAGATTAGATGGAACCGTAAAAGGTTCCGTCTGACTGAAACAATCTACATGAAACTTAAACATTATCACTTACGTGATAATGAATGTTGTATATATAAATCATTTAATCAAAACGAAGTATTGTAGTTTGAGCGTTAGCGAAAACTAATAGTTACGAAGTAACTATTCAAAACTAATAAATACATATAACAACTAAGGATCTTTGTAATGAAATTGAATGATATTCTGACTGAATCACAACTTGATGAATTTATACCTATTACCAAACAAGCTAGGGCTATTCGTCGAGCTGAAAAAGCAGGTGCTGCTGATGTAAAACAAACAGTTAAGGACATGGAAACTGAGTTTGCCGGTATATTGGGAAGTCAAGGAAAAAAGTTTAAGACTGCTACTACAGATGATGTTATTAAGTTTTTACAATCTAAAAATGTAGATACTAAAAAAATTGACACAACTCAGCCAATGGATGCCAAAAGAATGCAGACTATTTTTACTACATTGGTTAAAGATAAAATGTCAGGCAAAAATATTGCGGGCGGTGCTTCCGCACCTGTTGGCAAAGGCACACCGAAACCTGCTACTGATCCTAAAGTTTTAAAGACGGTGTATGCTCAAACAAAGGCTAACTTTGACAAACTTAATATGAAAGAGAAAAGGCGACTACTTGCTCAACTTGAAAAAAATATTAATTCTAATGCAAGAAAAAACCCAACAACTTAAAAGAACGGTAGTTGGGTTTTCTTTGTTGTTTCTAAATTGTCTTTAACAATATCATTGATAAGTTGTCTATCTTCAAAACTTATACTAAAACCTTCTTCAAGCGTCATGCCACCGCGCATGTACCAGCACAGTTTCATTATGTCAGATTTTATTTCTTTTTGTTGGTTTTCGTAGTTTTTGACTTCTTCCAGGATCTCAGCCACTGTCCAAGCTAAGATCCTTATACGAAAAAATTTGATTGGTCAAATGTGATAGGCACTTCCCAAGTTTTAGGAACGCCAGCAGCTACATCTTCTTCGTTGCTTTCTACTTTAATTGGTTCAATTGCAAACTTCTTACGCTGCTTTTCCAAGTGGTCAGTGATTGATTTAAAAAATTCTTTATCAACATTGTCAATAAATTCGTTGATAAATGTAGGATTGGTAACTTCTTCGTCGCCGATTGTTAATTTAGCAATACTTTTGGTCAACATTCCCACTGTTAGATCTGTAAGTTTTTTAAAACTTTGTCCAAATCTATTAAGTCTTTCTGCATCATCCAATTCGTCATCATTTACAAGTTGAAATATTCTTTGTTCTTCAAAAGTCTTCAAATTGGTTTCAGTGAATTCTTTGTAGGTTAATGGACGTAGCTCAACACTGATGTCACCAATCTTCAACTTGTAGTCAAACGTAGGTGTTACCAACTTGTTTAGTACTTGTCTAAGATCTACAGTGAATTGTCTATCTTCGCCCAACACTGGAACTTTGGTGGTGATATCTAAGCTTTCGCCGTATGTAGCTATACGGATTGCTACCAAACATGCGTCTAGATCAACACTAGGCATCTGCCATGCATGTTTTATATTAGGAATACAACTTTGTATTACATCAACAGTTGCTTGTCCGTTCAATAACGCATCAGGAGTTTTAATAATTAATTCGTCCTTGGCAGTCATTGCAAAAACTGGAAATTCTTTGTTTTCAGTCATTTCAAGCACACCTTCTTGGTAAAACTCACCTCTTGAAGGCAGTGTGATATACACTTTAGGTTGTCTAAAATATTTTCTTAAAGGATTTTGTTCAATATTGCTACTAAACTGTTCTGGGTTAAATTCTGGCATTAAGTTCTCCGTATAAATACAATGTATAAGTATGTATCTCTATTATTTATATGCGCACATAACTTAGGAAACAAATAGTGGCTGAAGAAGTAGAAATTGGCAATGTAGGCGGCAATGGCGTAGCTAGTGAAGTTACACTACAACGTCTTATATCAGTAACAGAAGCCATGGCTAAAAAAGCTGGCATTGATCCCAAAGATGTCAACAAGAAACTTACTGCACTTAGTAAAGCAACTGGTGATAACATTGTTGTAAGCACCAAAAATAGAGATGCAATAAAAACAAATAGCAAAGCAGTCACTGCATCAACAAATGCTCTTAAAAAATTAAGCAGTGTTGCAGGCGGAGCACTGTTGGGTGCATTTGCAAGTGTTGCAAGAAGCGGCACAGAGATGGTAAAAGCATTTGTTGCTGGTGAAAAATCACTAACTGCATTTGCTGGACAATTACCATTGATCGGCGGAAAACTTGGTATACTTACTGGCTTATTTGATGAAAGCTTTGCTGCATTTCAGAATGTAGCAACATCTGGAGCAGCATTTAACAATAGTTTGGTTGAATTGCGAAATTCAGCAGCCACTGCTCGTTTAGGTCTTGATGAATTTGTTGGATTTATTTCAGCAAACACTGACAAGCTAGCAGCGTTTGGAGGAACAGCAACCCAAGGTGCAAAAATGGTTGCTAGAATGACAGCTAGTAATAGGGACATGGTAGACAGCATGTTGAACATGGGTTTTACTTTTGAAGAAATCAATGAAGCAATGCTAGACTTCCAATATCTAACACGAGCTGGTAACAGAGGCAAGCGTTTAGAAGGTGAAGAACTAAAAAGAACAGCAGCAGTTGCAGGAGATTATGCAAAACATTTGACCACACTTGCCAAGCTGTCTGGCAAAGAAGCAAAAGCAGCTGAAGCAGAAATTCAACAAAAATTGCAACAGGTAGCCTTCCAACGAAAACTTGCAACAATGAGCGCAGACGAACAAGCCAAAGTAAACATGGCTATGCAGCAAGCACAAGCAGCTGGCGGCAAAGCTGCTGTAGATGCACTAGCAGCTGAATTCTTAAATATGCCTCCTGTTACAGAAGAGGCTCGTTTGTATACTGCAACCATGGGCACACAAATGGGCATACTAACAAACAGCTTGAACACGGCGCAAGATAAAGCAATATCAGTTAGTGATATGTCAACAAAAATTCTTACTGACAATGTAGCATTGATGGAAGCAAACAAAAACTCAGCAACTCAATTTGGAACACTGCTAGATGCAGCAGCAGTTGGTGTTGAGGGTGACCTGGGCATCATTGCTGGATTCTTTAATGATGCAAGCTTAAAGTATACTGACTACCTTACTGTAACCGGTGACCTTGATACAGCAAGAGCCCTTCAAGCAGCAAAAGATGCACAAGCTGAAGCAGACAGACGAGCTGCCAGTACACAGACTATGGCAGAATTTACTGCAAGTTTGGCAACTCTGCAGGCAGCATTCCAAACTGAAGTTGTTACTCCTCTAATGGAAGCAATAGGTCCTGCACTGAGAGAAATAGCAGGAATGATTGCTCCTGACAAAGACGAAGACGGAAATGACATCGAAGGCACAGGAATTGCTAGACACTTCCAAACAATAGGAGATATGTTACGTGACACTGTAGGTCCTGCAATTAAACAATTTATTACTGACTTTAAAGAAGCTGAAGATCCTATGGTGTTTATAAAAGATTTCTTTAAAGATGCAATAAGCGGTATAGGTGCTTTCACATTTGATTTAATAAAAGATGTGTTCTTAGGTCCTAATACTAAAATGATAAACACACCTGACGGTGAAAAGGAAGTTGAAGTTGCTCGCGAAGGCGGATTGCTATATCAGGCTAGAGATGCATTAGTTGAAGGCATTACCAGTTGGTGGGGTGAGCAAAGCCTCGTTACAAAAGCAATGGTAGTAGGCGCAGGTGTACTATTTGCAGGCGGTGGTCCGCTGGCATTAGCAATGGTGGCTGGCGCATCTAAGATGATGGCTAGAGGTGCTAGGGCTATGGTAATGCCTCGTACTACTCCTGTTGCTCCAGGAACTGGCGCAACTGTTGGCAGAGATCCTAGAACAGGTAGATTTACAAGTTTAAATAATGCACCAGGCACAAGCGGCAGCGGAATGGGCAAAACAGCAGCAGGTTTAGGCCGCGGCGCATCTAGATTGTTAGGCCCATTAGCAGCATTACTAAGTATTGCTGAAATTGGAATGATTGCAACAGACGATTCGTTAACCAGAGATGAAAAAACTGTTGGAGTTTCATCAGCAGCCGGAGGCGGCACCGGCGCATTAGCAGGCGCAGCAGCAGGCGCTATTGCAGGATCATTTGTACCGATTATTGGTACTGCTATCGGCGGCGCTATAGGCGGAGCTCTTGGTTATTTTGGTGGTAGTTGGTTAGGTGGTAAAGCAGGCGAGGCGATAGTAGGCGATGGCGAAACCGCGCCAGCAGGCACACCAACACCTCCAGTCAACCCAGCGCCAGCAGGCTCAGCAGCAGCAGCAATGCTAACAGAAGATCAAGTAAGTCGAATGGAACGAGTCTCTGTAATAAGCTTTGATCAATTTAATACAAGCATGAACAGATTAAATCCAAACAAGCTTTCGCGTATTTCAGGCATAGACTTTACAGATTTTGCAACCGGATTAAAAACATTTGCTGAAATACCAAATCTGCAAACACAACTTAATGCAGTTAATACACTTGACACATCTGGAATTAGAAGTTATACTGAAGCTATGGATGCTTTAGTTGAAACACTTTCCAATTTAAACGAAGAATTAAGTAAAGACAATGATACTTTGTTTACTAGTAGAGCTGATGCTGGTGAGCTATTAAACGGTATTAGTATGTCCACAAGTGGGACAAATCAGAGCTCTCAACAGTTAAATAGTACTATGCAACAGGTATTGGCAGTACTTTCGGATATAAAAGATTTTGAAGAAAGAACAGCCAATAACACTAAAAACATACAGTCTAGTAATTTGGCCCGTGGCGGGGTAAGTAATGTTGGACAATAAGGAGCAATAAAAGATGTCGTGGAAAAAATATTTTACACCAGTACCGACAGGTGATAACCAAAACGGAAGTTATTCTCCGTTTACAAGCCGCGGTAATGGTAATATGGCTGGCCCGGCACGTTCTAATTATTCGAGCTATTTGCCTGATGTTTATGTTGGTAGTCCAAATAGAGTTGAACGCTACGGACAATATAACACAATGGATCAAGACAGTGAAGTTAATGCTGCTCTTGATATTCTTGCTGAGTTTTGTACACAAAAAAACAAACAAAACAATACTCCGTTTATTGTAGATTATAGAGGCAAACCTGCAACTAATAGTGAAATTACTATTATTGGACAGTATTTGCAACAGTGGAATAAACTACAAAATTTTGAAACAAAAATATTTAGAATACTACGCAATGTATTTAAAATGGGAGATCAATTTTTCCTAAGAGATCCAGAAACTAAAAAATGGTTTCATGTTGATCCTGCAAACGTAACACGTATTATCGTAAATGAGAGCGAAGGTAAAGTTCCTGAGCAATATGTAATTAAAAATGTAAACTTTAATTTTAAAGACGGTGTTGCAACAACTCCATATGTAAACAATGGCAACATGAGTCCAGCAGGCGGCGGACAATATAATAGTTCTAGTACAGTAGGCGGTGGCGGAGCCAAAGGTATGGTAGGGCCACAGTCAAGTATGAGTGGTTCACGTTTTACAACTGATGATAGTGAATTTACTGTTGATGCAGAACATGTTGTACATTTAAGTCTTTCAGAAGGCTTAGACAACAATTATCCTTTTGGTAATAGTTTATTAGAAACTATTTTCAAAGTATACAAGCAGAAAGAACTGCTTGAAGATGCGATTATTATCTATCGCGTCCAACGTGCGCCTGAGCGCAGAGTATTCTACGTTGATGTGGGCAACATGCCATCACACCTTGCTATGCAATTTGTGGAACGTGTTAAAACGGAAATACATCAAAGACGTATCCCATCGTCAACAGGCGGAGGCCAAAATGTCATAGACAGTTCTTACAATCCGCTGTCAATTAACGAAGATTACTTTTTCCCACAAACTGCTGAAGGTAGAGGATCAAAAGTTGAAACACTACCAGGCGGTACTAACCTAGGAGAGATTGATGACCTTAGATATTTTACTAATAAGCTCGTACGCGGTTTACGAATTCCTAGCAGTTACTTGCCTACAGGCGCTGACGACAGTGCTAGTCAGTACAATGACGGACGAGTCGGAACTGCTTACATACAAGAATTAAGATTTAATACATATTGCGAACGTTTACAAAATCTAGTAGCAGAAGAATTTGATACAGAATTTAAACGCTACTTACTTGACAAAGGTGTAAACATTGATACAGCAATGTTTGATTTAAAGTTTCAGCCTCCACAAAACTTTGCAAGTTATAGACAAAGTGAAATTGATAATGCACGTATACCGACATTTACACAGATGAGTGCAATACCTTACATTTCAAATAGATTTGCAATGCAACGTTTCTTAGGCATGTCAGAAGAAGAACTTGCAGAAAACGAACGGTTGTGGCGCGAAGAGAATGAAGAAAACTTAGAACCAACACCAGGAGATCCAAGTGCAGAAATGCGTGACGCAGGCATTAGCAGTGCAGGCATTGCTGACGATTTAGGTGGCATAGAAGACGAAGCACCAGAAGGTGCTGGTGGTGAAGACGGCGGAGACGGAACTGCACCGGATACTGTAACAGGACAAGAACTTGGAGCGCCGGCCCCAGGAACTGAACAAACGATATAAATACAATATGATACTTAGAGAAATATTTTATCACGACCCAGAAACTGTTGACTCTGTAGAAGACAAACGCTACGAGGCAGACTATGATGACTCTCCTATGGATAAAAAAGATACCCGTAAAACAAGACTATCTCTAAGTCAAATTAATCGAATCCGGAAAGCAAGTGAGCTACATACAGAAGAAAAGCGTAAAGAACAAACGTTCGTAAAGCAAATGTATGGTATAGCAGCAAATGCAGAATCCGGAGTATGATAATTGCAAAAAATAGCGTTCGTGCTTGGAAACGGCACTAGTCGAAAACCTATTGATCTACATCAATTAAAATCTTTTGGAACTTTATACGGATGCAATGCATTGTATAGAGACTTTGAACCTGATTATCTTGTTGCAGTTGATACTAAAATGATTTTAGAAATTAACAAAGCAGGATATCAACACAGTCATGAAGTATGGACTAATCCCAATCGTGCATTTAGAGGAATGAATGGATTTAATTTTTTTAATCCTAGCAAGGGATGGAGTAGTGGTCCTACAGCACTTTGGTTAGCTAGTACACATGACATTAGTGATGTTTATATATTAGGTTTTGATTATCAAGGAATCGAAGAAAAAATTAATAACATATATGCAAGCACTCCAAACTACAAAAAAAGCCATGACCGTGCAACATATCACGGAAATTGGCTTAATCAAACCTGTATTACTTGTCAAAAATTTAATCAAAAAAGATATATAAGAGTGTTAGGAGAAAACGCTTTTATACCAAATGAGTTGACTAGAATCGACAATTTATCGCATATTTCGATTGAAGAGTTTAAAAAACTGTTCAATCTTACCTAATATTTGTAAAATGGGCTGTTTTGGGCCTATTTCTACGTACTTTTCTGTTAATAGAGTAAATATATTATGACAGCCCCGTACAGGAGACTTCTTCTGTGCAACAAAAACATTTATAGGAGTTTAAAAATGGCAGATCAAAACAAATTTGAAAAGATGCTAGAGCTACTTGTTAACGAAGACAAAGCAGCAGCACAAGAATTATTCCACGAGATTGTAGTTGAAAAATCACGTGACATTTATGAATCACTACTAGAAGACGAAGCAGAAGTTGATGAAGCTACTGACGAAGAAGTAGATGAAGCTACTGACGAAGAAGTAGATGAGTCAGATGAAGAAGTAGATGAGTCAGACGAAGACCTAGATGAATCAGATGATGACTTAGAAGAAAACTTTGACTTGGATACATTTGAAGTTGAAGCAGACGACGACATGGGTCCAACAGACCAGACAGGCGACTTAGCTAATGACTTAGGCATGAACATGGATGATGAAGGTGAAGAAGGCGACGAAGAAGGCGATGTTGAAGATCGTGTAGAAGACCTAGAAGATGCGCTAGACGACCTAAAAGCTGAATTTGAAAAAATGATGGCTGGTGACGAAGGCGATGACGAAGGCGACATGGATATGGACGCTGAAGAAGAGCCAGAAGAAGAATCATTCGCGTTTGAAGCAAGCGACGAAGAAGTTGAAGAAGCAGCTGACGAAGAAGTTGAAGAAGCAGCAGACGAAGAAGTTGAAGAAACTGAAAAGTCAGCAGGCGAAACAATGCGTGAGTATGTAGAAAAAGTATCAGCTACAATGGGCGACAACGGTGCAAACACCAAGTCATCAGTAGCAGGCGCAAACAACATGGGCGGAACAGCAGGTAATTTAAACCAAGCTGGTTCAGATGCAAGCGCAGAAGCCGGAGCAGGAAGTACAGTTAAAGGTAATGCTTTAAGTGATACAGGTGCAAAGGACATGAATACCAAGAACGTTAACGTTCCTGGTGGTAAGGCAGCAAAAGCTGGCAAAACCGAACCTGGACACGGCGCTGAAAAGAAGTCGAAGCCAGAGACTGCTGACAACAAAAAATCTGTTGTAGGCAAATAAGAAGCGATAGTAAGGACTAATTGATGAAAAACTTACAAGAGCATTTGACATTCGACCAAGCTAATATAGTGCTTGAGAATGCCAACGAAGGAAAAGACCTTTATTTAAAAGGTATTATGATCCAAGGTGGTGTTCGCAACGCTAATCAGCGAGTGTATCCTGTAGATGAAATCGGCAGGGCTGTCAAAACTCTCAATGATCAAATTACTGGAGGATACAGTGTTCTCGGAGAAGTTGATCATCCCGAAGGTCTTAATATCAATATTGACCGTGTTAGCCATATGATAACTGAATGTTGGATGGATGGCGATAACGGTTATGGAAAACTGAAAATTTTACCAACACCGATGGGGAACCTAGTTAAAACAATGCTTGAAAGCGGAGTTAAACTAGGCGTCTCGTCACGTGGTAGCGGTAATGTAGCAGATGACGGTAGCAATACCGTCTCTGATTTTGAAATAATCACTGTGGACGTTGTGGCTCAGCCTAGCGCCCCTGGTGCATATCCAACACCAATTTATGAAACACTTATGAATGCACGTGGGGGAATGAAGGCATACGAATTAGCACAGGCAACTAAGCACGACACAAAGGCACAAAAGTATCTTAAGGAATCACTAATCAACATGATTAGTAAACTCCAATGAAACAGGAGAAAGTAATGATAGATGCAATAAAAACTCTATTTGAAAACGATGTTGTTTCATCTGAGGTTAGAGAACAAATTGAAGAAGCTTGGGAAGCAAAGATTCAAGAAAACAAAATGCAGGTAACTGCTGAGTTACGCGAAGAATTTGCACAAAAGTATGAGCACGATAAGTCAACTATGGTTG